CGACGATTCCAGGCCCAAAGGCCGCAAAGGGCACGCTCATTTTTGATCTCCATCAAAGGGAAGCGGCGTCGTCACGACGCGGCTCTTCTGCAGCTTGCAACGCCTGACGCGCTGGGCCCGGCCGCAAGATTTCGAGCAGGCGTCCGGTGTATTCCATCGCGCCCACATGCTTCAGTTCGATCGACGGATCGACCCAGACTTCGCCGCCGACCGCCCGCCAACGGTCGCAGAACAGATAGTCCTCGCCGATCTCTTCGTCGTCGGTGGTGAACTGGAAGAACTGGTGATAGGCCGCGCGCTGCGCCGCGTTCATGTCCTCGTGGCCTTCGCGCTTCCAATCCGGATGCGCGGCGATCAAATCGACGAACACGCTGCGGTCGATCGCGACGAACGCCGCCCCGACCCGCGCGACTTCGATCGCCCCCATTTCGTCGAGGCGGATCGGCGCGTCGGGGATGAACTGCGCGCACCACACCGAAGGATCGGCGTTCGGCAACCGGCTTTTCTTACGTCCTGCCGCGGCGATGAACGGATGCTCGCTCGCCAGCAGCCTGATCACCGATCCAGCGTCCCATCCCATGTCGTCGTCGATCATCAGCAGCACGTCGAAATCCGAGGCGAGGAACCGCGCCGCCAGGCCGTTGCGAGCGCGCGGCAGATTGGACGATCCGACCAGAAACTCGGCGCAATGGCGGATCTTGTGGTTGGTCAGCAGATTCGCCGTCTTCAGCATCGACACCATGTATTGCACGGTTGGATCGCGCGCGACCGGCGTGGCGATCATCACCGAGCGCGACTTCGCCCGCTCGAGCCGTGCCGCCTGCCGCGCCTCTTCCTCGGGATCGACGACGCGCGGAATCGGCTTGACCGCGACGCCCATCGCCGCGGCGATCTGCTCTGCGGAGGGAACGAACTCGCTCATCAGTTCGGCCTCATCGCCGCGCGGATCGCCGCCTTTTCCATTTCGAAGGCTCGCCGCACCGCTGCGACCTGTTCGCACGGCCACAATTCCTCGCAGCGCGAGATGGTCTGGCTCTCGTCGTCGATGTCGAACACCCGAACCGGCGGTCGCGCCATCAGCGCAGCGATCAGCGCTTCGCGGATTTGACACAGATCAACCCCCTGGCCGCCCTTCACCTGGTCGACCTTGAACGACTGCCCGCGTTTGCCCCGCGCCACAACGAAATAGGCCCCGTCGTTCGGATGCCAGATCGGCGGTCCAATCACCACGTTGTGGTCCTTTGCAGCGACAAGGATGCTCGTCGCCAAGCCGGAAGCGTCTACATGCGGCATACGGACCTCACGGGATAATGATGTCGATTGGAATGCACGCCAGCCCCTTGCCCGTCTTGTCGCCCGGCGCGGCGATCACTTCTCCCGAGATCATCGCTGAGAAGACGAGGCCGTCGAGCGTGCAATTCCCGGTCTGGTAATTGTCGGGGACGAGCGCAGCGTCGATCGCATCCTGGATTGGATTCAACACCGCGTCGGGGATCGCGTTCACGTTCGCCCCGACGTCGATATAGACGATCGCCATAATCGTCAGCGTGCGTCGCGGCGGCTGCGCCGGCGACGGCCGGTGATAGGTCTCATGGTGCTTGACCAGCACCAGCGCCGGATTATTGGGTGAAGCGATCGTTTCCGGCGACACATTGCGCCGCGTCACCGCGCTGAACGCCGCCGAGCCGTTGACCATGATGCCCTGCAACCGCGATTGCAGCGCCTCCATGATCTGTTCGCGGGTCGCGGCGGTGGTCATCTGCGCTTACTCGCCGCGGCGGCGAACATCATGATCAAGCCGATGACGAATGCGAGCTGCCAGAAGGTCATCGATTCAGCGCCCCCTCGACCGCATCGCTCACCGTCCGCTCGATCTCATCCCGCGCATTGACGAACGCCGGTTCGATCGCCGGATAAGGCGGAACGATCGCCCCTGGAGAATGTACGACCTTGGCGAATACCATCCCCGCATCGCCTTCGAACGCCAGCACGTCGGCCGCGCTCGGCAGGATTTCATGCGGCGGAATGCTGGCGCCACCCTCGAGCAGATGCGCCAGCGGATTCCCCGATCGCACAAATCCCGCGACCACATAGGACTTGTCGGTCACACCGCCGTAGATGCTGGCGAGATAGGCCCCCGGTTTCTTGCCCTGGAACCGAATGTGCGCCGCGGCCAGCCCGCGCGCGTCAGCGGCGATCTGCCCCGCCAGCGGCCCCAGCGCCTGCACCAGCGCCTGGCGCACGTCCGGCCCGATCTTGTCGAGCCGCGCAACGAGCCGTGATTCATCGATCTGGAGGTCGATCTGCGGCACTACTGCACCCCCGTCGCCATCAGTTCAATCGCCCCCGCCATTTCCCGCTTATAGGGGTCGACCTTGGTCACCGAGAAATTCTCGCTGGTCAGCGGCAGGATGATCCAGTCGCCCTTTTGCACCGGCAGCGGAAACCGCGCCAGCCACAAATCGCGATTGAGCAGGATCACCGTCCGGTCGTTTTGCGAGATTGCCCCCATCTGCGAGGCCGCATAGCCAGCCTGCGCTTCTTGCGTTCCGTCCGGCTGCACATTCTGTACGATCGCGTTGAGCATCACCGTGAAGGTCCACGCCGAGGGCGGCTGGCCGAACTTGCGCTGCACCTGGATTTGCACGCCCAGCCGGTCAATCGCCCGTTCGATCGCCGCGGCGGCGGAAGGATTGAACACGGCCTTAGCGCGCGCAGCCGAACAGCGCCAACGCCGCCGGCGTCGCGTAGGCGCCGACCACCACCACGACTGCGCGGAACCGATCGCCGAGTACGCCGTCCTGAACGGTCCCCGGCGTCAAACTCTGTTGCGCCGGCGTGAACGGGTTTGTCTTGTCGAGCGCCGATACGTTGGCGATCGAGATCCCGTTCGAGGTCGTGAACTGCACCGCCGCAATGTCGATCGGCGTCTGGCCCTGATCAATCGACGTCTGAAAATAGACCGTGACTGACGTTCCACCGGCGCCCGTCGTGAACAGGGCCTCGAGACTCAGCGCGTCGATTCCGGCGAAGTTCTCAATCCAGTCGCCCTGATAGGTTCCCGCCGTTCCGAGCGGAAACGCGCCACCGCCGTTGTAGGTGAAAGGAAACGGTCCGGGATTGTCCATGTCAGCGAAACCTCAATCCTTCGCGCGGGGTGGTCGACATATCGCCTCGCGGCCGCGCGACGACCGCGTTGACCCAGGCGCGGCGCAGCGCCAGCGTCTCAACCTCATCGCGCCGTCCACAGAACCAGCGCCACAACCGAACCATCTTCGCCCTCATGCCACGACCGCAACACGGAAGCGATCAAGCTTCGCCGCCACGTCGACCGGCAAATCGCCTGGGCCACCCGGCCCGGTCCCAAACCAATAGGTGAATTCGGCGATTCCCGCGGCGTTTTCCTGCCGGATCATTGGATCGCGTTTTCGCGCATAATAGCGCGCCTTGACCAGCAGGAGAACCGCATCCTGCACGTCGTCGGGAATTTCGGCATAGGGCGCCTGGTAGATCGCCAGCACCGGCAATTGCCAAGGCTTAGGCTGCCGGTCGATAGAGAACAGCCGCGTCAATTGTCCCAGCGGTCCATTGGCGATGAAGTCCGACCCTTCGCACAACGGCGTCGGGAACAGCGGCGAGTTCTCCACCACCAGCGCGTAGGCCGGCGGCGCTTGACCAACAACCAGCCCCGAGGTCGGCTCCGTCCAGGAATTGTTGATTCCGATCGGCGCGGCGTTCTGCAGCGTCTCGCCGAAGCTCTTGGTCGAGACGTAGCAGTTCCAGCCCGTGGCGATGGCGTTGATGTCGGCGCCGGGCGCAGCGACCTGCAGCAAGCCATTGGCCGCCACCGCCAGCTCGCTCTCGACGCTCGCCGCCGTCTCCCCCGTCGACGTGACGTAGGTCACCCGCACAAAATACTTCGCCGCCGCCAGCGCCCCGCCGGACGAGGGGGAAAGCGTAGGCGCCAGCGGCGGCGCCGTTCCCGCCGGCGAGGGAGGCGACGCCAGCGGATATTGCGAGAGCTGCAGCGGCGCGAGCCGCGGCGGAACCTGCCAGGGATAAGGCCCTTTGGCCGGCCATATCTGGTCCTGCCAGGTCTGCGGATAGAAATTCCGGTTGCAGTAGTTTGCAGCGACCGACGAAGCGCGCGTAATGACCTTTTTCAGCCACGCGTCGTTCGCCGTCGTCGTCAGGTCGATCTCCTGCTTGACATCGGCCAACGCGACCAAATCCCCGACCTGCCCACCCGCAAAGAGCGAGGCGGTCGCTGGAATCAGCGTCGTGGCGATTTGGGTGAAATCCATGAGACGTCAGAACTCCGAGTCCAAAATCGGCGCGCTCTCCGCCAGACACAGGAACGCCCCGAGGCACAGCAGCCAAATCGTCGCGATGCTCAACATCATTCCATCCTCATCCCCTCCGGGGGAGTAGTCAAGCCATGGACAGAGCATTATATATTGTATTCGCAACAAGTATGTAGCCAGCCACGTTTGGGTGGTTTGGGTCAGATCCATACCCGTCTGCTTCCATTTGTGCTTTACTACCAAATATTGCGTTCATGTCGATGTACGGGATTCCCAGCGCTACCGCAACATTCTTCATAGCCTGGACATATTGGGCTTGTGTTGCAATCGATGCTTGCGCGGTTCCGGTTGGAAACGGTGTCATCATAATAACGCTTCCTACACCAAGCATGGCAGACGCAATTGTCGTCAATGCCGAGCTATATGCCGCAGTGCCCGTTCCAGCAATCCAATCATTTATTCCAAGAGATATAATTGTCAAATCCGCGCCTGTATTTACACAACTGTTTAAAATGCTAAGCCAGTACGTGTTAACAGACCAATCGGTAGATGTTGAGCCACCCCACCCCCAATTCCACGCCTTTACCTGCGGGGCAGTTGAGTTATAGGCATCGAAACCTATTAGATCACAAGCGCCGCTTGTATATGTAACGGTAATGTACGGGTTTATTAAAAGCGAGCCGAGGGCTATTGTCTGTTTCTGAACGCCGTTAACTGCGCCGGTTGCCATATTTAGGCTAGCTAAGGTGGCCCCGCCATTAACGCTAACGGCACAAACACCCGTTTGCGAACCAGCTCCTCCCAGATAGTACGCATCAACAGTATTAAATGTTCCGGACAGCTGCATCGTCCGAGACGCCGCCGCTGCACAATACCAACTATTTCCACCGGGACCAAGCTGAGCGTCATCAGCCCAAGTACCAGTCTGCGTTATCCTATCATCCCAAACTGTTGCCACCGCCCCGTCGTATTTATCCCCAAAAAAATCGCCAGATTGGCCGCCAAACAAAGCGCCGTTTGGTGTAGCAAACAATGCTGCCAAGAACATCGGGTAGCTATTAGGAACAAAACCATTTGTAGTAGGAACAGCCTGCGCACCAGCAGTCGTGCTGTCACCAAGGCAGGCTATCCGCGCTACGCCGGTTTGTGATACGACGTTAGCTAGGGCCGACTTCCACGCACTTAATGAAAGACCATTATAATTACTCAGAAGTTTTGCCGGTTGCCGACAACCGGCAGAAATAATCATCATTTGTTTCTGCGTAATCGCTTCTGCTGCGGGCATAAATCCTGCCGTTGCCCTGCCGACGCCGAACATGCCGAGCAAACTCGCTGCACCAAGCAATTTCCGCCGAGGAATGAGTATCGACATTAGAGTTGTCCTTTCACGGCGAAAGTGGTCTGCGCCTCTCCCCCCATCCCCAACCCGAGGACGGCAGCGACGATGAGGGCGAAGAGGAAATGGGGGAGAGAGAAGTTCATCGCGTCAGTCCTGCGGGCCGATGGCGTCAACGTAGTAGGCCGCGCCACCTGGCGTGTAGGTCACTGTCGCCACAAGGCATATGAAGACGTCTGCGGTCTGTGCCGTCAGTTCAACGGTGAAGGGCGGTGGTCCGGCGTCCTGAGCAAAGACGACTGAGGCAGCGAGCAGCGCGACAAAGACAATTGCAAACTGCATAATCAGACCCTTTACGGTCAAGTGGTGAGGCCGGCCGACAAACTACCGGCCTCGTGGGAAGGGTCAATGCTTGGTCACGCTAGCCGCATTGGCCGCGACGAAGGCGGCGAAGTAGGCTTTCAACTGCGCGGCGGTGAAGCCGTTTGGCGCTTTGCCGGTCGTCGGGCTGACGACGTCCGGGCTGTAGACGGTGTAGACCTCTGGCGCGGTGTCGAACTGCGGATCAAAAACCCAAGGTTCCGGCACGCCGTAGTAAGCGAGCGCCGCCCAAGTTATCGTTCCGATATAGCCCCAGGTGTCGATGATGACGCCTTGCGAATTGTAGCCGAGGATCGGGACTTCATGGCCGAGCAGGTCGGGGAGGCCGGCGACGTCCCAGACGAAGCCGTTGCCGCTCGGCGGCGGGTCCATCCAGGCGTCGGGAAGATCAAAGCCGACGAAGACGTTTTCGAACAGCCAGACCGAGGTTTCGACCTCAAGCTGATTGGTCGGGTCGATCGACGTGTAGCCGACGAACTTGTGCGCCCCGGTCCAGAGCTGAGCGTTCGGATCGTTGTTGTAGGGCCGCGGAGTCGGCAGGCCATGATCGACGACGTATTGAATCGCGACGTCGGGATAGCAGCCGGTGTCGGTGGCAGGATTGCCGTAGACGTAGCCGCAAGCCTTCTCGTAGAGAGCGAGCGCGCTGCCGTCGTCAAACGGGATGCCGGTAGCAGGCTGCGACTGATTGGCGATGAACGTTCCGCCGGCATGGATGATCGCCGCCGGCACGCAGTCGCCGAGCGTCAGATTGTCCATCGGGTCGTAAAGGAACGGGATCGCCGCGGGCGTGTAGTCAAGCGTCGCCGGCGGCGGTCCAGGCAGACCGGACAGCAGCGGAGCAAAGATTCCGCCAGCCTTGCTCTGCGGCTTGACGGTCCCAGGCGTCGGCTCGCGCCGCCCGAGCTTGAGCGTCTTGCCGGTGACCGAA